TCTGTCCCTCGACCTTGGCGTCACGCTGTCCGATCGTCGCTGCGCTGCGGCTTCGACCGGGCTCGAGGAGGTGCTCGGCACCGCTCGCGCCGGCACCGGCTCGATGGACCCGGAGGTCACGCTCGAGGCCGACATCCCGTGGCTGTCGTACCTCAAGAACGGCACGACGACCCGCCTCCGGGTGACCGTCGGCTCGAGCGACGGCAACCGCTTCACCTTCTTCATGCCTGGCATCCAGTTCACCGGGCAGAGCTACGGTGATCGGGACGGCATCGCGACCTACGACCTGCCGTTCAACCTCACCGGCGGCTACCACCACAATGTCGCCGGATCCGGTACGCAGCTCGATGTGTACGGCGGGGACAACGAACTCGTGCTGATTTACTTCACGAGCTGATGACCTAGGGCGCGGCGGGGCACAGGGCTCCGTCGCGCCTTCACCCTGACTGCAAGGAGACGAACCATGCTGGCAATCACACCCCGCGGCGAGTGGAACTACATCGCCGAGTCCGACCGCGAGACGGACAACCCGACGGTCTTCAAGCTGCGCGACCTCAAGCAGCGCGAGCGCATGACCCTCTTCGACGAGGGCAAGGGCTTCGGGTCCAAGGCATTCGACATCGTGAAGACCGCGCTGATCGGCGTGGACAACCTGCTCGATGGCGACGGCAAGTCGGTGCCCTTCAAGAAGGACGCATCGGGCAAGGCTGACGACGAGTTCCTCGAGCGGATCCCGTGGCAGATCATCCTCGAGATCGCTGGCGCTGTCGTGCGTGGCGGCGAGCTCGAGGACGACGAAGTGGAAAAGTCCGAGCCGTCGCCCGAGGTCTAGCAGAGCAGGACCTACCAAGGTGCCCGGAGACTTGTGGAGGCATGACCGCGAACCCCGAACTCCTCGACCGCGACAAGCGCAGCGTCCGGCTCCGTATGGGCTGCGACGCTGATTGTCCTGAGGGGGCGGAGCAGTACGCGATCACCTGCACGAGGTGCGACGGCTCAGGCACCGACCCTGAGACTGGCGGCAAGTGTGAACGCTGCGGGGAGGGCCGCTACATCGGCTACATCCCGCAGCGTCGCTGCCCGAGGTCCCAGATGACGCCGGCGATCTCGATGGCGCTCGATGCGCTGTCCTGGGTCCGTCGAGGCGTACTCCCGGAAGACGGCGGCATGATGAACCAGAGCCCGTCGTTCCTCCAGTTCGTCTCGACCTTCGAGGGCGAGATCCACCGCGTCGAGGCCGAGCGCCAGGAGCAGGAGAGGCTCAAGGCGATGCGGTCGAAGAAGAGGTAGCACATGGCGATCCAGGCGAACGAGATCACGGTCAGGCTGACCGTCCAGGACGATGCGACGAGGCCGCTGAACCGCACTCAGCGCGAGCTCGACGAGACTGGGCGCGAGGGCCGCGAGGCGTTCGTCAAGATCCAGGTCGCTGCCGACCGAGCTGGCCGCGAGCTCAAGGACTTCGAGTCGAAGTCGAACCGGACCCGGATCAGCATCGCGAAGCTGGCGACGGGCATCATCGGTGTCGCTGCTGCGTTCGAGGGCATCCGCCGCACGGTCGGAACCGGGCTCGGGTTCATTCAGGCTGCGTCGGAGTTTGAGGAGGCTGCTGCGAAGTTCGGCGTGGTCTTCGGCGACGAGGCGGTGCGTGTCGCGGAGGACTTCGAGAACCTGAGCAGCGTCGTCCGGCGCAGCCAGGTCGAGCTCGTGACTGCGGCCTCGAGCTTCCAGGATCTCTTCGTGCCGATGGGCCTGAGCCGCGAGGCGGCTGCGGATCTCAGCACCGAGATGGTGAAGCTCGCGGTCGATGTCGCCAGCTTCAACAACGCGCAGGATGTCGATGTGATCCGCAACTTCCAGTCTGCCCTGGTGGGTGAGACGGAGGCGGTGCGGAAGTACGGGGTCCTGCTCGACGAGGCTCGGCTCAAGCAGCTCGCCTATCAGAACGGGATCGCAGACGCCGGCGCGGAGTTGACCCAGCAGCAGAAGGTCCTGACTCGGATCCTCGCGCTGTATGCCGACACGACGGACGCTCAGGGCGACGCGGCCCGGACGGCGGACAGCTTCGCCAACACGATCAAGGGCATCCGTGGCGCGGCCTAGGACCTCGAGGTCGTCTTCGGCCAGGAGCTCGTCGCTGCGACGCGGGATGTGCTCGAGGAGCTCGGCGGTGTCGATGGCGTCGTCGAGCTCATCAAGGTCGGCTTCGGCATCACCTCGGAAGTCACGAAGGTCTTCATCCGGGTCCTCGGCGAACTTGCCAAGACGGCCAAGAGCTTTATCGACGGATTCGGTGGGGCCGACAAGCTGATCCGGGCCTTCCGGGGAGAGCTCGAGCAGACGCCTGCTGCGGCCCAAGCCTTCGAGAACGCCTTCCGCCGACTACCAGAAGTCTTCGCCGCATCTGGTAAAGCGATGTTGGCTCTGGCTGGCGTCATCGGTGAGCAGCTGGCGGATGTGCTCTTCGGTGGATTCGGCACGAGCATCGACCGGGTGATCTCGAAGACCATCGCGCAGGTCACGGTCGGAGCCGGCAAGCGTGCGGGTGAGAGCCTGACTGACGCTGCTGCTAGGGCTATCGACGAGGGGGCCGTCAAGACCAACCTCTCTGCGACTCTTCTAGCGAAGGCGATCACGGATCCGCTGAATGAGCTGGATCTCAAGGCCGCTCGCCTGCAACTGGCAAACAGCCTCGGCCTGCTTCCGGAGCTGCTCCAGAACACTCGAGGTGGTATCGCTGAGGAGTTCCGGATCCTCGGAACCGATGCGACCTCGAGCTTCCAGACTGCGATTATCGACTTCGGTAATACAGCGCCCGAGGCGCTGGATATTGCCTTCCGCTCTATTGCGGATCGCGTCGATGATAACGACCTCGAGAAGGCCCTCGCTCGCAACCTGCGAAGCATCCGAGCACTCGACAAGGACTTCGCTCAGATCGACGAGATCGCCGGCATCGGTAAGGCCAAGATTGCTCTGGACTCGGCGTTGAGTGATCTACGCTCTTCGCTTGACTCCGCTGCTGGTGAACTCGGCAGCGCGTTCGTCGATGCCGCCGAGCGGATCGAGCTCCGGGCTTCCGATTTCTTCCGAGTGGAGGCGGGCGACTTCGGCATTCTCGATCCGATCCTGGAGAACATCGACCGCGAGCTCGAAGCCTATGACCCTTCGACCGATCCGCTGCTCGCGCTGATCGAGGCGACGAATGATACGGCTGCTCGAGGAGGGCTGCTGGCAGCGATTGCCTCGACACTCGATGATCCCCAGGGCGAGAAGGTCATCGTTAGCAAGGCGACCGAGACAGGCAACAAGTATGTCGTCGCGCTGGTCGAGTCCATCAAGTCGGGGCTAAAGACTCTCGGGACCGAGTTCGCTGATCTGACGGAGGCTCTAGCCTTCGAGCAGATGATCGAGGAGCAGACGGAGAGCGTCACTACACTCAACGCGATTCTGGCCGGCACCTTCGACGAGGCTTCGGCTAAGGTCACGGACTACTACGAGAAGCTGCGCGAGGCGGCTATCGCTCGAGCGGACTCCAGCCGCGAGAGTCAGCAACTGCTGCTCGAAGAGCTCGATCTTCTGGCGAAGCTCGAGGAGCGCGACAAGAAGGCAGCCGAGAACGCGAAGGCCAAGGAGGATGCGATCCGCGCCTTCGGCGAGGCTCTCGGCGACCAGGCCATCGCGGTGCAGCTACAGCTCGGCCTCGAGCAGCAGTTCCAGCAACTCATCGCCGGCCTGTCCCGGAGCTTCGTGGACAGCGAGGCCAGCTTCGCCGACTTCCGCGACGCCTTCCTCCAGGGCATCGCGCAGATGATCGTCCAGGCGCTGATCCTCAAGAGCCTCACGCTGCTCTTCGGTGGAACCGCGTTTGGCAACTTCCTGGGACTCGGCGCACCTGGAGCGGCCAAGGGCGGGGTCTTCACGGGCGTCGGTTCGATGGCTGTCGGAGATGCGCCCGGGGTCACGAAGGGCGACGGCGGCACGAACGGCACCTTCTACTTCGCCAAGGGCGGCGTGATGAAGGGCGAGCGGACGATGAAGGCGCACGCCGACGAGCTCAAGATGTTCGCCAAGGGCGGGCTGCTCGAGGACATCGGCAGCGAGCTCCACGCCTTCGCCAAGGGCGGCATCATGCCGGGCTCAATGGGCCTGCCGATCAAGCAGTACGCGACGGGCGGCGTCGCCCGCACTCCGCAGCTCGCGGTCTTCGGAGAGGGCCGAGGCGCGGAGGCGTTCGTCCCGCTGCCCGATGGAGCTCGGATCCCGGTCAAGATGGAAGGCGGTGCTCAGGAAGTGACCGTCAACCTGTCGGTCCAGAGCCTCGACCCTCGAGGCGCTGCCGATGTCGTGCTGGCGCAGATGCCTCTGATCCGCAAGGAGATCGCCGGTGCGCTGCGTGAGGGATCCGACAGGACGCTGCTCGAGGGCGTCCGAGGAGCGTCGCGCCGATGAACCAGGTCTGGCCCCTCGACGACACCTTCACCGACGGTGCGACCGCCTACGGGACGGGCGTGCGTCGGTATCTGCGGGTGAAGCCCTGGGCCACGATGCTGACGGACTACAACCTCGTGCCAGCCCCGGAGGGCGGCGAGCCGCGTCTGCCGAAATACTCGTTCTTCGGCTACCAATACAGCGGCCCGTCGTTCGGCGCGGCCTTCATGCCCTTCGGTGCGAGCAGTGCTGGCAACGACATCTCGGCCTTCGTCGAGCGCGAGACATACATCGCCGACGGGGAGGTGATGATCCTGCCGGCCCTGTACGAGCAGAGCGGCGTCCTCGACTACGAGGCGTTCCACTGCGTCGGCGTCTGCGGCAGGGTGTCTGGCGGCACGCTCACGACGCCTGGCGGCTCGACGGCGGTCGATGAGTACCACTCGGTGCCCGAAGGCTACTACTTCATGCATGTGAAGAAGGCTAGCGAGGACCCTGCGCTGGTGCTCTACAAGGTCAGCGGCGGATCGGTGACGGTCCTCGAGGACTCTCCGCTGTCGGACTTCGAGACATTCCGGCCCGGGGTTCCGGACGCTGGCCAGCCGCGCCGGATGCGGATGGTCATCACGGGCTCAAGCCCGACGCGGATCCGGTGCTACCGGAAGATCGTGAACTCCGGCCCGGTGCTGGTGGGCCAGAGCTTCGAAGAGACGCTGGTCTTCGACCACTCGGACTCGAGCTCTCCGATCACCGCGGCGGGCCGCTGGGGCGCTGTCGGTGCTGCTCCCTACGAGTACGCGAACCTGAGCGGCCAGACGACCCAGGTCGTGACCCAACTCAAGTCGCTGCGGATCCGAGACGCTGCCGGCTCGACGCTCTACCTCCGCGAGCTCTGGAAGCGCGGCCTGTTCGGCGCTCCGCTCCAGAATGTCCACACGGACGAGGACACGAACACGACGGTCTGGTCCTCGAGCCTGCGCAGCCGGACGCTCGCTGCCGCCTACACCGGCGACATGATGGGCTGCGACAGCTTCGCCGGGACCGCGCATCGCGGGCACCTCCTTGCTGATTCGGGCAACGACCGCCTGGTGCTCGGGATCGACCCGACCGGGGTCTACGGCGGCACCCAGCAGAGGTACGGCTGGTACTTCTCCCAGTGCCCGGCGAGCTCGCCGCAGCAGCACAAGAAGGTCACGGCGACCTTCCTTAGCACGGCCACCGCGCCCCGTGAGACACGAGCCCTGGGAATGCACCTGAGAGGCTCTGTGGCGACCTTGGCGCGTCTGCACGGCTCGACCTCCGAGTCCACGATCGAGAGCCGCTACAGGGCCGGATACAGGGCCTACATCGAATACGAGCATGTCGGGGGCACGACCGACACCTTCCGGCTCAAGGTCTACCACCACAACGGCAGCACGGCGACGAACTACGCGGCGACCCTGATCGCCAGCCGGACGCTCTCGGGCCTGGCCCTGGGCACCCAGTTCACCTTCGCCGTCGAGGTCCGGAACTTCGACACCGACTCCTTCGGCGAGGGCGGGGATGTCGCATTGAAGTTCTACATCGACGGCTCGGCGGTCACTCCTGTCGCGGCCTCGATCAACGGGCTGGCGGTCGAGGACGACTGGCTCTTCGACCGGCGCAGCGAGGCGAGCTCGACCGGGCTGCTCTTCGGCATGTACGCGATGGTCGAAACCTTCAACGCCTCGGGCCTGATGACGGTGGACAGCTTCACCGACGAGCCCCTGTCGGATCCGCCCGACGACCAGGACGGGAACGACCAGGCGACGGTGCCTCTGGATCCGGAGACTCAGGGCAAGACCGGCACCCTCGAGCTGCCGCTTTCGTGGCCGGTGGACGAGATGCACGACTTCCAGATCGCCGATATCGAGTTCGACACCGGGCACCGGCAGACGATGCCGACCTTCCGCAAGAAGCGTCGGGTCTGGAAGGTCCAGGCTCTCGGTGCGACGCACGCCGACCGGAAGAGCCTGCTCGAGTTCTTCGAGGACCACAAGGGCAGCGAGATCCCGTTCGACTGGACCTACAAGGCGACAGGGGAGACGGTCGCGGTGCGCTTCGCCTCGCCGAGCTTCGCCAGTAAGATGCGGTCGGCGGTGGGTAGCGGGGCCGAGGACTTCCGCTTCGAGCTCGTCGAGGTCTTCGACGCTTCCACCTTCAACCCGTAGGAGACGACGCGGTGAAGAACCTCGACAACCTGACGACGGAGCACAAGAACCAGCTCGAGTCCGAGGACCCGTTCATCTGGCTCTTCGAGTTCGAGGTGCCGACCGGCGAGCGGTATCGCCTGACCAACTACCCGGAGAGGGTCGAGTTCGGCGAGGACGAGAGCGGCGATCCGCTGGTCTACTACCCTGCGCCCATCGCCCACAGCGGCATCGACCAGGACGGCGAAGGCGGTCTGCCGACGATCAAGGTCAGCCTCGCCACTGGCGGCGCGTACTGGCTGACCTCGGTGATCGACGACAACGATGGCCTCATCAACATGAGGGCGAAGGTCATCATCGTGAGCAGCCGGGCGCTCGACGATGGCAACGCAGCCGTCATCGAAGAGGCTCGGATCATCGGCGCGACGATGAACCACGAGGTCGTGACCGTCGAGCTCTCTGCTTACAACCTGTTTCGGGCGCGGCTGCCCAGGTTCCTCTACTCAAGGAGAAGGTGTCGTTGGATTTTCGGAAGTCTCGAGTGCGGGTACAACATCAACCTCGGGAGCTTCAACAACTGCACCTACACGCTCGAGGCGTGCGAAGAAAGGGGCGACGACGAGGTAGCGAACGGTCTGGAGCGTCAGCATCCGGCGAGGTTCGGCGGGTTCCCAGGGATCCCTCGAGGGAGCCGTCGATGACCATCGACTACCAGGATCTCATCGGCGTGCCCTACGAGTACGACGCCGACGGCCCGAGCACCTTCAACTGCGCGGGCATCGTGCGCGAGGTCTTCCGCCGCGCCGGCTGGAGCACGCGGTTCCTGCCGAGCAAGGAGCACGAGGCCGCGCTCTACATCACCAGCGTCCTCGGTGATCCGAAGATGCACCCGTGGGATCAGGTCCAGTCCTGCCCCGATGGCCGCGTCACGAAGCGTCTGCTCTTCGGCGATGTCGTGCTGTCCCGAGGCAGCAGCGGATCGCATGTCTCGGTCGTGGTCGATGAGAAGCACCAGCTCGCCCTGAGCGCCGGGTCCCAGATCGGTGTCTTCTCGACGCCGACGAACCGCCTGGCTTTCGCGCACGCTGTCTACCGTCTCCAGGAGGAAGCCCGGTGATCCAGGTCGTCGTTGTCCGTGATCCGTTCAACCTCGGCGAGCGCGAGGTCTACGAGGCAGAGCCGGCCACGCTGCTCGAGCTCGTGCCCGACGACCTCCGGCGCGAGCACGGGGTGTCGGCTCTGGTCAACGGCGTGCCCGTGCCCTTCGAGGACTGGGGCGACACTCGCTGCGATCACGGCACGGTTGGCTTCGTCCTGCTGCCCGAGGATGTGACGCTGATCACGGTTTTGAAAGCCGTGGCGCTGATCTTCGGTGCATACGCTCTTGGCCGTGCAGCACTGCTCCTGTTCGGGCCGAGCCGCGAAAACCCGGAGCTCGGCGACCGGAGCTCGACGCTCTACAACTTCGACGGGATCTATTCGTCGAGGTCCGAAGGCATCCCGATGCCGCTCATCTTCGGCAAGGTGCGCTACGGCGGTAATGTCGTGAACGAATACATCCGGAGCATCGGCATCCCGGAAGTCTCGACGATCTACCAGCAACTCTCCTTCGGCGAGGGACCGATCAAGTCGATGAGCGGCCTCGAGTCCGACACGCCGGCGGCGACGCCCTTCGGGTCGGAGCTCGGCGAGGCGGTGCCCCCTTCGATCTACATCAACGGCAACGCTGCCGACAACTACGACAGCATCGAGGGCTGGGTGCGACTCGGCTCGAACGAGCAGGATGTCGTCCCCGGCTTCGAGGCTGTCCGTACCGGCTATCCGGCGGACTTCCTGCTGACCGCGCCGACGACCACAAGCTCGTCGAACAATAGCTACGCGGCGGGCTACAGCTTCAACGATTGGTTCGACACGACCAACGATTCCTATTGGGCAAGCTACGGCGAGGCGATCGACATCACGGCGCTTGCGGTGGACTCTGCTGTCGCCCGTCTCTACTTCGAGCGCGGCCTGTTCCGTCAGAACTCGAGCACTGGCAGCTACGACCCGAGCTATTACGCCTACCAGATCCGCTACCGCGAGCTCGACGCCCTGGGTTCTCCGATCGTCACGGGCGGCGAGTACGGCGACGGCTGGGTGCGTCTGCCTCCGCGTGCGCTGACGAGCGCGAAGAGCACCGAGCCGTTCTACCTCGAGGCTCCGCTCCCGTTCTACGACCCGCAGACCTACGAGCACTACACGCCAGGCAAGGCGCTCAAGGGCCAGGTCACGGCGGCAGTCAGCGGCTCGAGCCACGACAGCGCCAGCTATCTCTTCTGGGTCAATCCAACTACCGCTGGCGATCTGCTCAGGCAGGACGATCCGGTATTCGGCACCGACAACCACCTCATCACTCTGCTCTCCGATGGTGCGGTTCGGTATCAGTCGAACTACGGATCGGGCAGCATCTCCGACAACATCGACTTCACGACCTCGGCGACCATCCCGTTCGGTGCTTGGTCACACATCGCGCTGATTCTCAGCGACGACATTGACCATGTAGACCAGCTCTGGATCAATGGGCAACTCGTCAACCAGTGGAACTCGAGGCACACCGGACTTATCGCGGGCGGCACGGTTCATCAGCTTGGCGATTTCACCAACGCCCCGAACAACCTGTTCGATCAGTTCGTCTGCTACAGCGCCGACAGTAATGTCGCTGGCAAACTCAGCGGTTCGCAGATTCTGGCGCAATACAACGGCGGCGTCGGGACCTTGGCATATGTCTCTGGCAAGAGTGCCTCTGGTGCTGCGACCTTCGACTTCGATGCAACTCAGGACGACAATGCGCCGGGCAGCCGCAAGTTCGCAGACTTTACGCTGACTGGGACCTCGACTGCTGGCATTGAAGCAGGATGGATCACCGATCCGACGCAGACCCTGCCGACCGCGAAGCGCAGCCGCTATCGCGTCGAGGTCGTGCGGATCAACTCCGACTCGGAGAACACGAACACCTACGACGATGTGAAGTTCGTCGAGCTCCAGGCCGTCACCGAGAATGAGCTCGTCTATCCGAACAGCCCGATCCTGTCGATCAAGGCCGGCGCGACCGAGCAACTCAGCGGCTCGCTGCCGAGCATCTCCGCGCTGATCGAGGGTCTTCTCGTCCCGGTCTGGGATGGCGTCAGTACGGTCAGCCCGGCGATCTCGACCGAATACTCGACGAACCCGGCTTGGATCTGCCTCGGCATCCTGACCGACAAGCGATGGGGCCTCGGAGCGACCTACGCGATCGAGGACTGCCTGAGCCCGTCGCTCTACTCTTGGGCCGAATACTGCGACGAGCTCGTCTACGCCGGCTCGAGGCAGTTCACCTGCGGCGGGCAGCAGCTCTCCGTCGAGGATGTCTTCTTCGACAACAGCCTC